GCGCCCGTGCCTGTACTTGATAACGGGGCGACCGATAACGCTCTAGTCCGCCAACGCCAGCTACAGGTGGATACCCGCAAGTGGTTTCTCAGCAAGCTTGCACCAAAAATCTATGGCGACCGTCTAGACGTGAGCGTTAGCGATACCCGCATCAGCATTTCAGGTGCCTTGCAAGCTGCACAGTCACGCCTTGTGGACGTTGTGGACGTTACACCGCGGCTTGCACAATCCGATGCACAGGATGCACAGGACGATGCAGATGTTAGTTAGTGCTTACTAACCAGGATGTTAGTGAGTGCTTACTGGGGGGGGTGGCAGGGCCGAGCGCCGATGGTCACGGCTACGGAGCGTTCACGAACATTTTTTATTTTTTTAATATATATTTAACCCATCGCCTCCATGCACTATCGTGCTTTATTTTTTATTAACATACTCACACCATGCAAACCACAATATATAAACCAGAAGATGAACAAGAGTTAATGGCGGTACTTTGGAGTCCTGCATTAAAAGATAATCCTCTGGCTTTTGTTAAGTATTTGTTTCCTTGGGGAGTTAAGGGTACTCCACTGGAGTATTTCTCTGGCCCAAGAAAATGGCAGAGGGAAGTATTGCAAGATATTACTGACCATATTGCAAAGAATAATGGCAAAGTAGACTACTCTGTATTGCAGGAAGCAATATCTTCTGGGCGTGGTATTGGTAAGTCAGCATTAGTGTCATGGCTGACTATATGGATGGCATCGACAAGGATTGGCTCGACAACCATCATTTCGGCTAACTCGGAGAATCAGTTACGCAGCATTACTTGGGCGGAGATAACCAAGTGGCTGGCTATGGGGTTGAACAGCCACTGGTTTGAAGTTAGCGCAACGCGAGTGGCGCCTGCGAAGTGGTTGACTGACCTGGTGGAGCAGGATTTAAAGAAGGGTACGAGGTATTGGGGTGTAGAAGGTAGGCTGTGGTCAGCGGAGAACCCGGATGCCTATGCTGGTGTGCATAATTTTGATGGTGTGCTGGTGATTTTTGATGAGGCGAGTGGTATTGACGATTCGATTTGGTCTGTTACTGGTGGATTCTTCACGGAAAACACGCCGAATCGTTTTTGGCTGGCGTTTAGCAACCCACGGCGCAATACAGGGTACTTTTACGAGACTTTTCACTCAAAGAGGGACTTTTGGGTGACTAAGGTGGTGGATGCGCGGACGGTGGAGGGTACGGACAAGGCGGTTTATGGTCGAATTATTGATGAGTACGGGCCGGACAGCGCCCAGGCGCACGTTGAGGTGTATGGTGAGTTCCCACGGGCGGGGGATGACCAGTTTATACCGTCAGATGTGGTGGATGAGGCGATGAAGCGGCCTAAGTACAAGGACAATTCAGCACCAATCATCATTGGCGTGGATCCTGCGCGGTTTGGGGCGGATGCGACGGTGATTGCGGTGCGGCAGGGGCGGGATATTGTGTCTATAAAGAAGTATAGAGGTGATGACACCATGACGGTGGTGGGGCATATCATTGAGGCGATGGAAGAGTACAAGCCTGCGATGGTGGTGATTGATGAGGGTGGGCTGGGGGCGGGGATTGTGGATAGGCTCAAGGAGCAGCGGTACAAGATCAAGGGTGTAAACTTTGGGAACAAGTCCAAAAACCCGATAATGTATGGAAATATGAGGGCGCAGATGTGGGGGGATATGAAAGATTGGTTGAAATCTGCTAGTATTCCGCAGGATAGGTTTTTGAAGACAGACTTGATTAGCCCCCTGATGAAGCCTGATTCACGGGGTACGATCTTCTTGGAGAGCAAGAAAGAAATGAAAGCACGGGGTTTAGCTAGTCCAGACGCTGCGGATGCAATCTGCGTGACGTTTGCTTTCCCTGTGGCGCATCGGGAGTACCGTGAAGCCGCGCCTCGTAGGTACTCGGATCACTCGGCGGTGTCTACTGGATGGATGGGGTCATGAAAAAAAGCGTATCTTTATCAGTTGGGCGTGGCGAGAAGCTGCCAACGTCCAAGGGCGCTGGTTTGACTGCCAAGGGTAGGGCTGTCTACAATGCAGCCACTGGCTCTAACTTGAAGGCTCCTGCGCCTAACCCCAAGACCAAGGCTGATCAGGGCCGCAAGGATTCATTTTGTGCAAGAATGGGTGCAGTAGCGGCGAATGCCAAGGATGGCGAACGTGCTAAAGCTGCGCTTAAACGATGGAAGTGCTAATTATGGCTACAAAGAAAATGAACCCGTTTGGCAAAGGCGAATCCAAAAAGATGGAGGCTGCTGAAAAGAAAATGGCCCCAAGCAAAAAAGCCTATGCCGCTATGGAAAAGAAGATGGAACCTAGCCTTCACAAACCTATGGCAAGGAAGAAATCATGAAATCAGCTAAACCCGGCCTCTATGCCAACATTAACGCCAAACAAGCCCGTATCAAGGCTGGCTCTGGCGAGAAGATGAACAAAGTCGGCAGCAAGGCAGCGCCTAGCAAGCAAGATTTTGTAAATTCTGCCAAGACGGCGAAGAAGAAGTAATGAAACACAAGTTTGCAAACAATGGGACGTTGCCTGCAAACTTGCGGTTAAATCAGCTTCGGTATGATGTCAAGAAAAAATATGGGCTAAGTCTTGAAGAAACCACGTATTTGCGGTCACAACAATGCGAAATTTGCGGCCAAAAAGCAAGCAAAATGTGCATTGACCATAAAATACCAAAAACTTATCGAGGCGTTTTGTGCCAGCAATGCAACACTCGGCTAGGATGGTTTGAGAAACACATTGATGTTATCCTTGATTACGTTGAACGAGGCCCACAAAATGCCACTTATCAAAAACTCAAGTAAAATTGCATTTAGTAAAAATGTTGCGGCGGAAGTAAAATCGGGAAAACCGATTAAACAAAGCGTAGCCATTGCCTATGCTGTTAAGCGTGAAGCTGAAAAGTCCACCCCTAAAGGTAAGAAAAAATAATGGCTGACTACACCGGCATTAACAAGGTTGGCAAGGTTGCCGATGTTGGTGGGGGCGATGACGTAGAGTACAGCGATATGCTCTCCACCATGCGTTCGCGCATGACAATGGCGGTGGATGCCTACAGCGACTCGCGCAGCAACGAACTTGATGACCTGCGGTTTATGGCGGGTAGTCCGGACAACCAGTGGCAGTGGCCTGCTGACGTACTGGCAACTCGCGGGGCCGTCCAAGGGCAGACTATCAACGCCCGTCCCTGCCTAACTATTAACAAGTTGCCGCAGCACGTGCGGCAAGTCACCAACGACCAACGGTACAACAAGCCGAGCGGCAAAGTTATACCTGCGGATGACGTTGCTGACCCTGAGATGGCGGAGATATTCAACGGCATAGTGCGGCACATTGAGTATATCAGTGATGCTGACATTGCCTACGCGACTGCCTGCGAGAACCAGGTTACCTACGGTGAAGGCTACATTCGCGTACTAACTGAATACTGCGACGAAAACAGCTTTGACCAGGAACTCAAGATAGGGCGGATTCGCAACTCATTCTCGGTCTACATGGATCCTGCTATCCAAGACCCATGCGGTGCGGATGCGCGGTGGTGCTTTGTTACGGACGATGTACCCAAGGACGAGTACGAGCGCCTGTACCCAGACGCTGCGCCTATCAGTAGCCTGCTGTCTCTGGGTCTGGGCGACCAAGACCTTCAGCAATGGCTGCGCGATGAGACAGTGCGGATTGCGGAGTACTTCTATCGGGAGTACAAGGCCGAGACACTCAACTTGTACCCCAACAACATCACGGCGTTCAACAACACGCCTGATGACAAGCAACTCAAGATGCTCTACGGCAAGCCGCTGAAGACTCGGATTTCGCAGCGGGAGAAGGTTTGCTGGGTCAAGACCAACGGCTACGAGGTGCTGGAGAAGCGCGATTGGGCGGGTAAGTACATCCCCATTGTGCGGGTGGTTGGCAATGAGTTTGAGGTCAACGGGCAAATTTATGTCTCGGGTTTGGTGCGAAACGCCAAGGACGCCCAACGGATGTACAACTATTGGGTAAGCCAAGAAGCAGAGATGCTGGCCCTGGCGCCCAAGGCTCCGTTCATTGGCTATGGTGGGCAGTTCGAAGGGTACGAAACCCAGTGGAAGACTGCCAACACCACCAACTGGCCCTACCTTGAGGTCAATCCAGACGTTACAGACGGCGCTGGTGCAACCCTGCCACTGCCCCAACGCGCCCAGCCGCCGATGGCCTCAACTGGCCTTTTGCAAGCCAAATCGGGCGCTTCTGAGGACATCAAAGCGGCCACTGGGCAGTACAACGCCAGTCTGGGTATGGGCGGTAATGAGCGAAGCGGCAAGGCCATTCTGGCCCGTCAGCGCGAGGGTGACGTTGGCACTTACCACTATGTTGACAACCTAGCCCGTGCCATCCGCTATGTGACCCGGCAACTGGTGGACATGATCCCCAAAATCTACGACACCCAGCGTATTGCCCGAATTATTGGCGAGGATGGCGATACTGAGATGGCGAAGATTGACCCGTCCCAAGAGATGCCGGTTAAGCGGATCGTCAATCAAGAGGGCATTGAGATTGACAAAATCTACAACCCCAATGTCGGCAAGTACGATGTGGTGGTGACCACCGGCCCCAGCTACAGCACCAGACGGCAAGAGACACGGGAAGAAATGGCCCAACTGCTGCAAGGCAACCCAGCGCTCATGGGAATTGCAGGCGACTTGTTTGTTAAGGCAATGGATTGGCCTGGGGCTGATGAGTTGGCTAAACGCTTGGCTAAGACCATTGACCCCAAACTTTTGAGCGACGATGAAGACCCAGCCCTGCAAGCCGCCAATATGCAGATGCAGGCAATGGGTCAGGAAATGCAGCAGATGCAAGAAATGCTGCAAAACGTCCAAGAGTCGATGGAAGCGCAGACTTTGGAGATCAAGCGGTTTGACTCTGAGGTCAAAGCCTACGATGTAGAAACTAAACGCATGACCGCAATGGCCGCTGCCATGACGCCTGACCAGATACAAGAGATTGTGCTGGGCACTGTGCAAGGCATGATAACTAGCGGTGATCTGATGAGTTCAATGCCACAAGAACAAATGATGCCGCCTGAAATGATGCCGCCACCAAACCAAGGTATGTAACATGGCTACCACATCTTTAGCCCCCACGCCCAAGCTGCAATTCTTTGATGCCAACGGCGCACCGCTGGCTGGTGGGCTGCTGTATACCTACGAGGCTGGCTCGACCACGCCATTAGCCACTTACACCGACAGTACTGGCGTCAGCGCCAACACCAACCCCATCGTCTTAGACAGCCGGGGCGAGGCCAATGTGTGGCTGGAAGGTGCTATCTACAAGTTTGCCCTGTACACCAGTGTCGGTGTGTTGATCTGGACTGTTGACAACATCAACGGCAGCACTTTTGCCTCTAATGCTGTTGGTGACGGAACAACAACTGCTTTTTCGGTGGTCAACGGTTTCACCGCCATTTACATCAATGGTGTGTATCAAAACCGCAACACTTATACCGTAACCAGCGGCACGGTGACTTTCAGCCAAGCGCCACCATTAAACGCAATTATTGAAGTTGTTTACAACTAGGAAATCGCCATGTTAAAAGTAGCAAATTCAGTTATCAACGCCAGCCAAATTGCAACGCCGATTACCTTGCCTGGTGACGTTACTCTATCTACCGGTAACCTGGTTATCGGCACATCTGGCAAAGGCATTGACTTTTCTATTGACCCTGCTGCTCCTGGCATGACCAGTGAATTGTTTGATGACTACGAAGAAGGTACGTTTACCCCGGTTTTGACTAGCAGCGGTATTGCACCAACCATAACATCATATACAACCCAACTTGGTTTTTATACAAAAATTGGCAACCGTGTATTTGTAACAATTAACTTGCGGGCCACTTTGTCTAGTGCTGGCACAGGATTCCCAATTATTACGGGATTGCCTTATGCGGCAAATGGAAATAATTTAACCGGCCCAACTTTTGGGCTTGCAAATCTTATCTCCGTGCCTGCAATATATTTGAATTACATCTCTGGAACTACTGTTCAACTTTCAGGATCAGCATATGTTATTGCTAATGACTATTGCTGTCTTTCCCTTTCGTACGAAGTTTAAGGATTACTGATATGTCGCTTACCAAAGTATCCTATTCGATGATTGAGGGTGCGCCGATCAACGTGCTTGATAAAGGCGCTGACCCTTCAGGAGTTGCAGACTCAACAACTGCTATTCAGGCAGCAATAACAGCATCAGAGGGAAGTTCATGTTTTTTTCCTGAAGGTACATATCTTATTACGGCTGCTATTAACTTGCCGTCAAACATTGAAATACAATTTGATCCGCAAGCTATTGTGCAATCGGCAACCACAAGCATTTCCTTGTTTTCTGCTGTTTCAAAAACTAACATAAAGATTTTTGGCGGTAAGTTTAAGTACACCGCAGCGGGGGCTACTGGACTAAATGGCGGTATTAACTTAAACACTTGTACTCAGTGCATGGTTGATGGCGTTGAATTTGAAGGTATGCAATACTCTGGAGTTTTTCTCAATGAGTCCGATTACTGCACAGTGACAAACTGTTATGTACACGACACGCTTGGCACACACCCAGACGCGCACGACATCGGCGTTTATAACGATGCTTGGTACAACACAGTTTCTAACAACCGATGTTTTGGTAGCGGTACGATTGGCATATTTGCCCAAGGCCCGAGTGCAGGAAAAACACCTTACCGAAATAAAATTATTGGAAACTTAATCAATCCAAAAACTGGTTACGGCGTTGTGCTTTATCAGGTTACGCCCGGAAATCAACAAAGCATTGTCCAAGAAAATCACATATTTGGAATTCTCGGCTCTGCTTTAAGTGGTGCTAGTGGCAATGGAATTTACGTTCAGTCTGCTGGTGGATGCATTGTTACCGAAAATGTTTTGGAAGATTGCTGTCAAAATACAACCCTTGGAACAAACAGCCCCGCTTGCATTTCAATTTCATTTGATATTGCGCTTGGTCAGACACTTGAACCAGTGGTTGTGTCAAATAACAAAGTTTCAACAAACAAATACA